GGACATCTGTTCGGCGAAGACGGCTCTGGCCTCGACCAAGATGAAGAAGCTCCTGCACCACTACCACGAAGCCCTGCACGAGGACGGCGCCGTAAAGGTATCGCTCCAGGCTTACGTTGCGGCCGGTGGCTGGGTCGGCATCACCTACTCCTACGAGCTCGACGGCTTCGAGGTCGCCGGATCACAAGTCCCGAGACGCGTATGAGTCCCTGCGAACTGCTGACCATCGTGCTTTTGGCGTGGATTTATTTCCATTACACGACCAAATGATGTAACCGCTCGGTAACTTTAACCCATAAAACGCCATTAACGACGCACTATGTTACCGCTCGGTAACTAACACGCCACCTAAGGCGGTTTAACTTTCATCCCAGATACTCAACCAGATTAAGCAACCATGACTAAACCTAAACTACGCAAAAAAGCGGAGATTAACCCTCCGCAATCTCCGCACGATGGCATCCATACTTGTTCCAGGGGATGCACCAAGCCGGGTTGCAATCGTGCGCTGCGGGACACCATCGAGGAGCAGGATGCCCAGATCCAAGCCCTCAAGCAAGACTTGCTGGAAAAGACCGCCGCGGCCCGGCATCTCCGCTTTGAGCGCGTCCATGACATCAACCACATAGGCGGGCAGCAGGAAGAGATTGAGAAACTGAAAGAGGAATGCCAACGCCTCAACTCAGAGTTGCATACCTGTTCCTGTGCCAACGCCAATATGCACAAATACAAGGAAGAGAACGCCCGCCTCAAGGCCGAGGTCGAGCGGCTGGAGGCTGAAAACGCCAACAACTGCAACATCAAGGAGTATTGGTTTTTGGCGTGTAAGTCCGCCAGAAAGGGCGAAGCGGAATACTTGGAACAAGTCGCCCGCCTCAAGGCCGAGGTCGAGCGGCTGGACAAGGCAGGGGATGCGATGGCTTCAATCATTCAAAACACCTACGCACTTTATTGTGGCAACATTATTGCAGATTGGCACGCCGCCAAGGAGGGCAAGCAGTCGTGAGCGAACCGAAGCGATACGACGTCACCGAGTCCTTTGGGCTTGGGGACATGATTGAAAGCTCATACGGCAACTGGGTGAGGTGGGAGGCCTATGAGGAGCTGAAACTCGAAAACAGCCAATACGAGGAGCATCACAAATATGGACAGAATGTAATCACCTCTCTCCGTGAAGATGTCGAGCGGCTGACCAAGGCCGGGGATGCAATGGCTAACAACATTCCTCGTATGGTCACTTGCCAAGTTACTGCTCACGAAGCAGTTAATTTTATGAACGATTGGAACGCCGCCAAGGAGGGCAATGGCCAGCCGTGAGACGCCCCTTTTCCATTGTCGCCCTGTTCTTCCTCGGCTTCAACTCCGCTGCGGCCTCCGATGCCACCTTCCTAGAGGCCATCGCCCAAGTCGAGTCCGGCATGGATCGCAAGGCCGTCGGCAAGTCCGGTGAGCGGGGGATGTATCAGCTGAAGAAGGCCGCTTGGGACGACGCCAACGTCTTGCTGGAGTCGGAGAAGCATTTCCATTACCAGTGGTCGCAGTGGCGCTACGCCACGGCCCAGGACATGATCGCGGCGGCCTACCTCCGCGTCCTTCGGAAGCGCTTCAAGGCCGACGGCTATTCGACCCCGACGCCCGAGCAACTGGCCCTGGCATGGAACCGCGGCTACGAGGGAGCCAAGTCTTGGAACTTCGCCCCGAACGACTACGCCCTTCGCGTCGCCAATCTTTTCCGCTTGTCCCAGCGAGGTCTCTGACAAGGGTCTTTCCCTATGGCTCACCTCATCGTGGCAATCGACCCTGGCGTGAACGGGGGCATCGTCTGGTCCGCCGACGGCGATCCTGTCGAATGCGCCAAGATGCCCGGCACCGACGTCGAGGTCTGCCAACTGCTCGCCGACCTGTCCTGCAAGGCCAAGGATGTCGAACTGTTCCTTGAGGAGCCGCCGCTGTTCGCTGGGAAGAATATCCCCGGCTCGGCCATCGGAAAACTGATGTGGAACACCGGCGTCCTCTACGGCGCCGCCGTCGCGATGGGCTGGAAAATCCACCGCATCCGCCCGGCCATCTGGCAGAAGGCCCACAGCTGCGGGACCAAGGGCGACCTGACCACGACCCAGTGGAAGAACAAACTGAAGGCCCGCGCCGCCGAACTGTTTCCCTCGGTCGACGTCACCCTCTGGAACGCCGACGCCCTCCTGATCTACGACGCCGCCACCCGCCGCGCCATCAACTGAGTTATGCACCAAAGAGAAGACGATAGAGTTTCATCCCTTGAAATCCGAGGAATCACAAAGGACGGCAAAACGCCTGCTCCTGGCTCATACCTTACTTACAAGTTTCAGAAGCCAATCGGGATTGCCTTTGAAACCGACTCTCGCGGATATGCTATCATTCACACGGCCTACGAATTGCTTGGCGGCCCTTGGTATGAACACAAGTGCCTCATCAATAAGGCTACAGAGTCAGGCTCATATCATGACGCCTTCACCTTGGTAAATCTCAAAACTACTATTACCGAAACCTATCAACTATGAAGAAAGACCCTAAACTTCCCGCGGAATACCGCATCATCGCCGACTCGTCCTACGTCATCCTGCCGGACCAGAAGGTCGCCCGCCTGCTTACCCCGACCGTCCGCAACGGCGTGACCTATTACAACCTGTTCGTCCCTGGCTACACCCGGATGTCCCTCGAAGATATCGAGGCCACCATCAAGGCCGGTAAGGTCACGAAGGCCGAAACCATCAAGTAATTTCCCACCATGAGCACCACGCCCAAAACCGCCCAGACCGCCACCGCCGCGCTTGTCTCCGCTCTCGCCGAGCTCGACAACGTCAAGGCCAACAAAATCAACCCCGCTTTCAAGGCCCGTTACGTCAGCCTCGATGCGCTGCTCGACGCAATCAAGCCGGTCCTGCTCGAGCACGACCTCGCGCTGATCCAGACGCTCGTCAGTCAGGAAGGAAAGGTCGGCGTCTCGACGGCGTTCCTCCACGTCTCCGGTGAGCGCTTCGACTTCGGCACGCTCCTCGTCAAGTCCGAGGGCCTGACCGCCCAGCAGATCGGCGGAGCCATCACCTACATCCGCCGCCAGTCCATCCAGACCGCCTGCGGTATCTCGGTCGACCTTGACGACGATGGCGCGCAGGCCTCTACGATTCGTTCTGCTGCCGCTCATCCTCCGCTTTCGCAAACCAATGCTCCTGTAGGTTTCAATCCTCCCACCCCTCGCCCGCTGACCCGATGAGCGATAACTTCGACCCCTTCGACCCGGTCGGCGCCGCGTTTAGCACCTTGGGCCTTGAGAATGCCATCAAGGCAAAGGACGCCCGCATCAAGCAGCTCGAAAAGAATCGCCCCCGTTATTCCGTCTATGTCGGCCGGAAGTCCGTCGACGCTGGTATCTATGAATCTTGCTACTTGTTCCGCGATCACGCCGGAGAAGGCGAGACCGACGCAAGCGATACCCTGCTTAGAGGATTCGCTTTCCTTTACCGCGATAAAGACTTTGTTTCCATGAAAGACCCCCACGACGCCATCATTTTCTGCCGTGAACTTAACGCAACTGAAGAGGCCAAAATCAAATGAGCGAACCTACCCGACACGATTTAAATCAGTTTCTTTGCAGTCGTTGCAACCAACCGGACGCTGAACTTTCCGGCATGATGGTTTCATGCGATAATGGCCGCTGGGTGTCCTACGAGGACTACGCCCGCCTCAAGGAGCAGTTAAAGAACGATACTGGCTCGCATCGGCTCAACACGTCGATGTGGAAGGATGAGGTGGCGAGCCTTCGTGCCGAGAACGCCCGGCTCCGCAAGGCCGGGGATGCCACCAGCCAAAGATTGCATTGGTTCTGTCAAAAATGGGGCTGGAAAGATGATGACCTTAAAACGCTTACCCCAGAATGGGACGCCGCCAAGGAGGGCAAGCAGCCGTGATTTGCCTGTGCTTCACGCTCATCTTCTGCGCTCTGCTCATTTCATCTTCAAAGTGAAGTGAGCGTGTCATTCCTGTGGAAGAAGCCTAGGAAAAAAAACAAGAAGCGAAGCCGATGATGAGCCGTCCCCGCTACTACATTGATACCCGATGGAGCGACCAGCATCGTGAGATGCGTTGGTGCGTCATAGATGGCGATACGGGCAATCCTATTGGGGGGCGGGTGGAAGTGTCCTTCTACAAGGCCGAGGACGCCTTGACCATGTGCAACTTTATGAACTCCCAAGACGCCAATGGAAGAGCCTAAGCGATACTACTTGAAGATTTCGCAGACCTTCAATGGGGTGCGACCCGATTACTATGAACACCCAGAGGGAATGTTCGTCGATTACGACGATTACGCCAAGCTCAAGGCCGACCTTGAATACTTCAAGCGGGCGGCGCAGAGGGCTGAGGAACAAGTGCCTAAACTGCTTTGGGAAAACGAGCACCTTAAGGCCAAATTGGAAGAAATACGACAGGCCGTTGGCCAGCATGAGATGGACTCTGCGACCAAATGGCTGAACAAGAACTTCCCGAAGCCATGAACGGAAAGATTGCCGATGACTACCTCGTAGTCTCGATGAAGGCGTTGAAGATGACCAAGAAGATGCTGATGGCCAACCCTAACGACACCCTGCACTTCTTTGGATGGACTTGGACGGTCGTTGTGTGCGAGTATTGGGGCCAAGGAGACGAGATGATGAAATCTATGACCCTGCACCGCACGGAGACGCCTATCAACTTCATTGAGTCGGGGCATACGAACTGCTTTCCGGTCATCTTTGGTTTGAAGGATGAGCCAAAGGCTCAACCAGACTAAGCATTTATGAACATACCCAAACAAAAGATAGTGAACCTATTGGTGTTGGTATTCTGGGAGGCCGTCATCATCGGGCTTATCTGGACGGTGTCGAAGTGTTGGCAGGATGTGGCGCTGACTGTGGCCATCGCCTTGTTCAGCATCCATCTGGGGATGGTAGTGAGCGAACAGGTAAGAACAGACCCAGAAGAACTATGAACCTCGTAAGATGCCTCCATCCGGGGCAACAGAAGGTCTGGGTGTCCTACGAGGATTACGCCCGCCTCAAGGCCGAGGTCGAGAGGCTGACCAAGGCCGGGGATGCCACCAGCCAAAGATTGCATTGGTTCTGTCAAAAATGGGGCTGGAAAGATGATGACCTTAAAACGCTTACCCCGGAATGGAACGCCGCCAAGGAGGGCAAGCCCCATGCCTAACAACGAAGAGTTCTGGGCCGCCGCCTGCCTCTCCGCCGAAGCCCGCTGCGAGAACCAGAGCCAGACCATCTCCGAACTCCGCTATGCCGGGAACGAGATGGCCCGCATCCTCCGCGACATCGCCGAGTCGAACCAACTCGACGCCATCTCCCGGGCCGCCGTCATCGTCGCCGCCGCCAAGTGGAAGCTGACCACCATCGGAGAATGAGCAAGCCCACCCCCGCAGGCATCGAACGCATCGCCCGCACCGTTCCTGGTCAGTACGCCCTGCTGATCTGGCTGGACGGCTACCCCTACGTCGAGATGACCGCCCGCAAGAACGCCGACTTCCTGACCGACCTGAACCTGTGGAAGAAAAACACCTTCCCGTCACTCCGTCGTTCCGATGTCCGCTTTTTCACCCTTGCCCCCAGCGGCGAGTTAAAGGAACTTACCTTCAAATGACCAACCGCGAGAACATCAAGCGCCTCGTCGAGAACATCACCGGGTGCCTAGCCTCCGTCCAGCACATCGCCGGACGTTATGAACAGCACGACGCCGACATCATCACGCTGTCGGACCTGAACCGCTCCGCCATCACCGAACTGCAGTTGTTCGTCGATTCCGCCGACACCGCCGACGAAGCCGCCCAGGTCAAACCCCTGCACGATCGCATCCACGTCATGGTCGTCCAGCTGCGCATCCTCCGCAACACGCTCGAAGCGATGGAGAACGCCGCCGAGAAGGCCCTCGAAGACGTGCGCCGCATCTCCGCCAGCGTCGAGGAATCCGCCCCCGACGACGACGCGCTTTAATTTCCCACCCACACACCCATGCCATACCCAATCCCGTCCCGAATGGTCTACGATGCCTGCCAGGCTCTCAACTTCAGCGGCTGCAAAGAGCTGCTGAAAAGCCCGGCCCATTATCAGGCCTACCTCAGCACCCAGCGCGAAGAGACCACCGCCCTCCGCGTCGGCAAGTATGTCCACGCCCTCGTCCTGCAGCCCGATTGCGCGATCACCGACTTCGCCGTCCTCCCCGAAGGCATCGACCGCCGCACCAAGGAAGGCAAGGCCGCCTACGAGGCTTTCACCGAGTCCGCCAAGGGCAAGACCATCCTGAAGCCCGAAGAGGCCGCCACGGCCGAACGCACGGCCAACACGATGAACCTCATCAAGAACCGCATGGGCCTGACCTTCGAGCTCACGGAGTTCATGTTCACCGGCATCATCAACGGAGTCCCCGTCAAGTGCGCCATCGACGCCATCGGCACCGACGGCTACCTGTACGACCTCAAGTCCACCGACGATGCCAGCCCCCGCGGCTTCCTGAAATCCGTCTACGCCTACCGCTACGACCTGCAGGCCTGCATCTACCGCAACGCCTTCGAGACGATGTTCCAGAAGCGCGTCCGAGGTTTCCGTTTCATCGTCGCCGAGAAGGATGTCGACGCGGGCGCAGTCTACGAGATCGGCCCCGACCTCATGACCCGCGCCATCACCGACTGGGAAGGCGCCATGAAGACCTACAAGGCTTGCACCGAGTCCGGCGAATGGCCCGGCTACTCCGAGGAAGTCCAGGTCGTCGACTCCAACAAGGCCTCGACCGCCGCCACGCAGATCAACTTCGCCTAATCCATGAACAACTCTACCGCAGCCCTTTTGATTGTCATCGGATGCTTGGGCGGACTCGCACTTTTGGCTTCCTGTAATTCCTGCCGACAGGACGTAAAAAGCATCAAGTCCCGCACCGTCGGCTTGCAGCGCACCGTGACCTTGTTCGACGCCAACGGAAAGCCCATCAAGGTCTGGAACATCAAAAGCACTTACAATAACCAAGGAACCGGCATCACCTTCCTCGACAAGGACGAGAAGTTTGTCGGCATCAACGGAACCTTTATCGTCGAAGAAAAATAATCTCATGCAACCCCCCAACAACGAGCGCCCGCCGCTCAAGTCCATCGAAGTCTCCGGCACCTACAAACTGAAGCTCATCAAGCCGAAGTTCGAAAAGGTTAAGCAGTACGACGACGGTACCACCTCCGCCCGCCTGTTCTTCCTCGACGACCAGGGGAACTGCCTGTCGAAAAACTTCTCGAGCAAGTACGGCAAGGCCCTCGCCATGCTCGTCGGCAAGTTCTCCGGGCAGTTCACCAAGGAGATCCGTCTGGACGCGACCCCTGCCGAATACCTGGAGTACCTTTCCCCCGCCTGCGGCCAGACCATCCTCGTCGGCGTCGAGGTCGAACCGAACGGCGAATACAACGGCAAGCCCCAGTATAAATACAAGATGACCTACCCGAAAGGCTCCCAGAAGCCGGTGGTCAACGACGTGCCAGACTCCGGCTCCGTGCCCTTCTAATCGCCATGTCCAAGCACAACCCGAAACTCAACCCGAACGCCCCTTACAAGGACGACCGGGTCTGGGCTCTCCCCCTCGATGAACGGCGCAAGGTGGCCGTCTCTATCCTCCACGCCGCCATCAAGGACACGGCTAACGAGCCGCCCCACGCCCGCGCCATCCGCAAGGCCTGCAACCTGACCGCCCGTCAGTTCCGCAAGGCCGTCCGCGAGGTCCGCGAAACCGAATGAGCGCAACGCCAAGTCCCATGGCCGCCCCCACCCTTGTCCTGATTTCCGGGTACGCCAGGGCAGGCAAGGATTCGCTTGCTACCGGTATACTTGAATGGTCGAAGCGACCTTCGGCTAAAATTAACTTCGCCGACGCGCTGAAGGAAGCCGGGAATCACTACCTCGACTACCTGCAGCTCGACGGGAACTTCTTCAACGAAGACTTCAAATGCCAGCACCGCGACTTCCTCGTGGCCGCTGGCCGTCTCGCCCGCTCGCTGGATCAGGACATCTTCGCCAAGCACCTCGCCAACTTCGTGCCCTGCCTGCCGTCGATGGATGCCGAGGTCGCCAACGAGACCGTCGTCTGCTCCGACTGGCGATACATCAACGAGCTGCGGGTATGTCAGGACATCCTGATTCCCCTCGGCTGGAAGGTCCGCAGCGTCTACGTCGCGACCACCGGCGTAGGCCCAGCGAACACCGAAGAAGAAGACTCCATCGAGGCCATCCGCTACGGCCACAGCTTCGACCAGGAGTACATCTTCCGTCCGAACGATCGGAACACCATCATGCAGGAGGGCCGCGTCCTTGCGAAGTCATGGAGGCTCTGACCGCCGAGACGATCGCGTGGGGTCGCAAGTTAGGCATCACGGCCGACCGCCTCGCCTTCCTCGCTTCCTGCCCGAAGTTCACCGTCTGCAAAGGCCGACGCAACTCCGAGCGCAACGTCGAGGACAACCCGAACCATCACCTGCAGCGCCTCGGGGACTGCTGGTGGTTCCGCTTGCGTCGCCGCGGGACGGACATCGTCGAGAACATCGGCAAGGACCTCGAGACGGCCCGCAGACGCAGGGATGAGATGCTCGCTGCCTTCGATGCCGGGAAACCCGTGCCCTACCTTTCGACCAAATGAGCACGCCCACCCGCTTCGTCGCCTTCGGTGACAACCACGGCGACATGGCCGACCTGAACGCCGTCGAGGCCCTTTGCGAGTTCATCAAGGACTATAAGCCCACCGTCCGCGTACATCTCGGGGACTGCTTTGATTTCAGATCACTTCGCCGAGGAGCCAGCAACGAGGCCGAGGGAGCCGAATCGCTGATGGAAGACATCCAGGCCGGCGAAGACTTCCTCGCCCGCACGAAGCCCACCGTCTACCTGATGGGCAATCACGAGCACCGGGCGAACGCCCTGCAGCACACTTCAGGTTCCGCCCTGGTACGCGACTACTGCATCGACCTCGAGGCCCGCATCAAGTCGGCTGCCAAGAGCTGCGGCGCCAAGACTATCCTGCCCTACCACGCCGAGAAAGGTGTCTATCGTCTCGGGCCTGTCGCCTTCATCCACGGCTATGCCCACGGCCTTAACGCCACGGCCGAGCAGGGGAAGCATTACGCCGACCGAGGAGGCGCGCTGATCCATGGACACACGCACACCTTGAGCCAGGTGAACCTCACCAAGGCCGAAGGCGGCGCCGCGTTCAGTGCCGGGTGCCTCTGCCAGAAGGACGCAATGGCATACGCATCGCATCGCCTTGCGACCTCCCGCTGGGGTTCAGGTTTCGCCGCCGGATGGGTCGACGGCCAAGACTGGAAGGTCTGGCTCGTCCACCGCGTCGGCAATCGCTGGGTCTGGACCACCGACCTCAAGGTCTTCACTCCGAAAGCCCGATGAGCAATCCGTCCAAGCACAAGATGGTCTGGGCGCGCAAGAAGCCAGACCCCATCCTCGCCGCCGTGATGTCGGCCATCCACCAGACCGCGGAGAAGCCTCCCAAGGGTTTCCTGACGCGGGAACAGTGGAAGCAAAAGTGGGGCTTCAAGTGCCAGGCTCATACCGGGAGTTATATCCGCAAAGCCATTGAGATCGGCAAGCTAGAGTGCCGCAATTACCGCGTCCTGACCAAGGGTCGTCTCATCATGATGGCTCACTACGGTCCACCCCTGAAGAATTAAAGCACCTTGACCGCTGGGACGCACCACCCCAGAAGCAACCTTCCCATGACTCCGCCGAACAACGTCGCCGCGGAACGCCACCTACTCGGCGTCATCCTCCGCGACGCGCTACCCCTTCCGCATGATCTCAAGTCCTCCGACTTCTTCGAGCCTGTCCACCAAGACATCTACGCGGCTGCGCTGTCCCTTGCCGTGGACGGAATCGCTGCCGACGAGCTCACCGTCTCACAACGCCTACGCGAGGCCCGCTCCCCTGTGGACGCTGCCACCGTCTCACTCCTGGTCAGCGATGCCGGTGCGTCGACATATCGCCCTGAGCATGTCGACCTCATCACCGACGCCGCCCTCCTCCGTGAGGCATCTAACGCGGCTAACAACGCCACCGACCCGGATACGCTGCTCGAGCACTATGCTCGTCTGGCAGATAAGCGCAAGGGGGCCCGCCTCAAGTCCGGGCCTCAGCGCATGGACTTTGACGCGTTGCTCGCCGCCGACAGAAAAGCCGACCCCAACAACATCCTCGGCAATCGCTGGCTCTGCAAGGGCGGGTCTCTGCTCATCGTCGGGCAGTCCGGCACAGGCAAGTCGTCCCTGATGATGCAGGCCGCCGTCCACTGGGCCTTGGGACGCGACTTCTTCGGCATCAAGCCCGTCCGCCCGCTCCGTTCGGTCATCCTGCAGGCCGAGAATGATTTCCTCGACTTAGGCGAGGCCTTGCAAGACGTCGTCGCAGGGGCATACTTGGACTCCGACGAGAAATCTCAGCTGCGAGACCATCTCGCCATCTTCCGCGACACGATCAGCACCGGCACGACCTTCACCGAGGCCTTGAGGACCCTTATCGTCGACCATCGGGCAGACATCGTCTTCGTCGACCCTCTGCTATCCTTTGCGGGAATCGACGTATCCGACCAGGAGCAGGCCTCCAAGTTTCTGCGCCACGACCTCGCCCCGATCCTGCTCGAGACCGGCGCCGTGCTCGTCGCCATGCACCACACCGGCAAGCCCAAGGCCGCCAGCGACAAGGAAGGCCACACTGTCGCCGACCTGGCTTACGCAGGCCTCGGCTCCTCGGAGTTCACGAACTACTTCCGCGAGGTCGCCGTCCTGTTCCGCTGCCAAGGGGAAGAACCGATCTACAAGTTCGGCCTGACCAAGCGCCGCGGCCGTGCCGGACTCAAGGACCACGAGAACCAGTTCAAGGGCGAGATTTACATTCGCCACGCCGCCGAGAAGGGGGTCATCCGATGGGAATACAGTCCACCCCCCTCCCAAAGTGCCACCCAGCCCGCCGCAGGACATAGCGATTCCAGCCCCTCCAAGGGGTCGCCAAGGCGTTTGAACATCAACTGAGGGTCAACACCCGTACCCCCACCCTAAGACCAATGATAATTCCCTTCTCAACATCCAACTCAACTTCCGTCCCTGTACTACGTACAAGGGTGACTCTAGTCTCACCCCTTGTCGCTTACGCTCGGGGTTCGACCGAGTCTCTGGCGAGGAGGCAAGTCTAACGCGATGACTAAGCCTGACCGTACCAAAGCGCGGAGAGGATGGGTACTCCGTAAGCTCGCACTGACCAGGAACAGGCAGAAAGCCTGGAGGGAACAGCCGGAGAAGATGGAGGCTATCCGCAGGCAGGCCACCGAGAAGGCAAAGGCAGTCAAGGAGCAGAAGAACGAAAGCCTGAGAGCGCTGGTGAGTACCTGGCCGGAACGGATGACGACCGACGAACTCAAGGCGATCGTCAGTCAGACCATCGACTACAAGGGAAAGTATTCATCCCTCACCTACAGGTTCACCCGCAAGGGTTTGCTCAGGTATGAAACTGATGGATACTGGCACAACCTTTGCCAATTGCCCTGCTCAACATCCTTGCCAGAGATTGATGGCACGCACCGACCATGAGGAAGACCTTGCACGACCTGACCGCACCCGCCAAGGATGCCCGGTCGTTTGACCGCTGGTTCTTCTCCCTGCCCAAGCAGACGCAGGATAAGCTGCGGGACGGCGGCGTGCTGCCTTACCGCGAGATGGTCCAGCCTCGGCACGTGTTCGAGGTGAAGCCCAACCACGGCGCATGGGCGACGACGGACAACGTCGAGCCGCGCATCGAGACCGACTCATTCATCTCGCGTGAGCACGTGGGCCGGGTGCTCAAGCACTTCATCGACACGCTATCGCACACGAACGAGATGAAGGTGCGGCGCTACATCGAGCTGACCCGGTGGGCCCTCGAGATGCCTGGCTGTCTGTCCGCTCCCGACATCGCGAAGATGTATGGCTGCACGAAGCAGGCCGTCCACAAGAAGGCTAACGCGATCAGGCTGGCTGCCGACCCTCAGTGCTTCGGTGGCTTCGTCACCGACCAGACCCCCTTGGCGGCAATCAAGGGTCCTGCGAAGACTCCGAGAGGGAGGAAGATTGTATGAAAAGCCCAGCAAATGATGCGAATCCCCCCAGTAACCAGTATTCTACGACCCCCCTCCCAAAGGCGTGGCGCAGCACAGATCGGAAGAGCGGCG